ATTAGGACGATAGTAATAGTGAAGTTCTACGTTGTAGTTAGAATTGGGGGTAGGTGCCAATATAAAACTGTCATTATCAAAAATAGCATAGTAAAGGGGTTCCCCAGTTGTAGCTACGGCGGGAGTATAGTCTCGAATCCAGGAAACGTGTTTTAGTAATAAATAACTATAATTACTGCTTCCGTCTATTAAAGCCAAACTAAAGGGCGATAAAAAATCATCAGGAGCCGCTAAATAGGTGTCGGAAGCTGTAACACTTCCTGTTACGTTTTTACGAAACACAGGAAGTTGAACTGCTTTTAAAATTCTTTCCTCTGTTGTTTGAATAAAATTATCTAAATTATTAGTAAAAGTTGTTTCAGAGTTATCTAAGTAATCCTGAATCGCTGTTTTTAAACTACTGTTTGTAAATCCTGCCATTATGTTGTACTCACTGTTATATCGCCAAGTTCACCTGTTCCTTCTTCTCCCTCAAATTTACTTCCTATGCGATCATCTGTAAAGGACATTGCATTCGTTCCTCTAGAATCAATGACAGCCGAAGAAGGGTCTTCTGTAGTTACTGCGCCTAACTGAGATTGAGGCATGGGCACTTCTGGTCTTGGTTTCCATAAGGCTTCCGCATCTACACTAATTGGAGGAGGATCTAATTGAGGATGTTTGGGTTCGTAACATTCTCCACAAACTCTATTACCTTCCCATGTGGTTTTTGCTGTTTTATATGCAAAAGCCCATCCACAAGTATCACATATAAATTGTGCATATTTACCACTGGCATAACTCATTATATGTACTCATGTTTAGGAACAAGTCTTATGGAAGAACGGTCTTCGTCATACTTTAATGCATTAGCTAAGTCTTGTTCATATTGTTGTTTAATAATTGGAAGTTTTTGAGTATTCTTTTTTAAACACAAATAATAAGCTAATCCTGAAGCTAAGCAAGGCATGAAACGACTTGGAATGTCTACATCTTGAGCAGACGCACTGGCATCTTCAATTCTTTGCCAAGAATAGTAAATGAGTTTGTCGGTTGAGTTCTCTGGTGTTGGATAAAGGTGAATAACGGGGGTTTTTAAGCGTTCTAACCAAAACTCGGTCGGTCTTGCTTTTGTTGCTTTGTTAGGAATTCCCACATACTCATTACGATCTACTCTGTCTAACGTGTAGTCTGTGACGACACCGTTTACAGTTCTCTGTATATAAGCATCTAAAATATCAATATCGTAAGCGTTAATAGAATAATCATTGTCTCCCTCAGTAAGTGTTAACTCTACTTTAGAAACCTCCCACATTTGAATGCCTCTGTTTGACCAATCAGCAAACATGATATTTAAAGAACGACGAGCAGTAACTGCGTCATACGAAGTGCGGGCTTCTAAACCCGCAAGTTCGTATGCTTCTTCTATTGCTGTCGCAACATCTAAATTAAATGCGCGAGTGCCAGAGGTTGCCATTACTAACAGTGATAAGCAACAAAAAAGTCGCAGTTAGCCAATACGACATAAGCGCCTGTATTAAACTTAACTCCGTCATTAGGTAAGTAATGATCAAACGACTCGTTTGCAGCACTGCCGAACTTAAACTCCATTAGAAGTTTAGTTCCAGAAGCGCTCGTACCGTCATATACTTTTATAGTTGCATCTGCAGCACTTGCTTGAGCTTGTACGGATTGAATCCGTATCGGTCCCAAGTTAGTTGCTGTTCCCGCTCCACTACCAATGGTTCCCTGTAATTGACCTGTAGACGTTAGAGGTACAGAGGCTTTTACATCTGATGAACTCATAATGTTCTCCTAATATTAAGCGTCAGCGAATGGAGTAACTAGTGTTCCCGAACCAAGTATGATTCCTTCCACCGCATACTTAGCAGAAGCCATTGCAGTTACTTTTACGATACTGCCAGCTAGTCCACCTTTAGTGCTTCCGTTCATAGTGATAACGTCGTTAGACGCACCTGAAATAAACGTTTTACCCGTAGCGTCAGTTACACCCGTGTAAAGACCACCAACAAATTTATCAGTTCCGTCAGTTAAGATGTCCATATCTGTTGCAGCAGTTTCTACGATAAATATAAAAGTAGCGCCCAGATTGTTAGTTTGATTTGGATCGTCATCTCGTCCAGGAGCAGTTGCAACGATAGAAGGTAAAGTAAATTTACCATCTGCATCATTACATGTTAATACTTTGCCTGAATGAGAAGCTACCGTAATTGAAGTGTCAGCGGTTAGACTAACTACGTTAGCGTTCCCTGCTGAAATAAAGCCAGCCAATGATCTTACTGGACCTGAAAAGGTTGATTGTGCCATAATTTTTTCTCCGAAAAAATAAGTCCTACCGTCTTGGCGAGTCTGCTAGGTCAGTCTGTAGGACAATTTACTCCTAGTTCGTTTTTTATTCTATAGTATAAAGTTCAAAAAAGAAAGGGAGCCGAAGCTCCCTTTCAAGTTCACGTAAATGGAACTACGCTCCTGGTGAGCCAAAAATGCCTCTCCAGTCACTCCAACCAAAGCTGTATCGTTCTCTAGCCTTGTATCTTACATTACCAGTTTCGAAGTCTCCTTCCATGCTGGTAGATACGGCAGTTCTAACGAAGTGTTTAAGTCCGTTAGGAACGTCAGTTTTGATAAAGAAAGCATCAGTATCTGTTAGATAATGATTAACAACGTAGCCTTCCGCAATCATTCCCATGTTGCGAATTGCATTGATGTCATTATCTGAAGTACCAACTCTTCCTGGAGTTTCCATAAGCCTATCGGCTACGAATTGCAAAGCAGGCGGGATAATAAGTTTCCTAGCCTGTGCATTAACCTTGAGATTCCTCTCATCTTTAAAGCCTGCGATATCAATCAAAGACTGTTCAAGAGAGGTTTCGTTAAGGTCTGCAGCTGTGGATAGCTCATTCGCGAGGTCTACGTTCGCAACGGTTGGATGGTCTGTAGCGCAAAGCTCTTTTCCATCACCGCCAACATAAGATGAACTAAAAGCATTGTTAAGAACGTTAGCCGCTTTAACTTGCTTTGTTTGTTGCATCGAACGTGCTAGTGCTCTCGTGTAACGAGAAGAAAGTGTATCGTAGAGGTTATCTTCGATTGCTTCTTCTGTTAGCGCGAACGCTAGTGCGATTGTTTCATGCGAATAACGAGCAGTCCACGATTCCTGTGCAGTATCATAGATGACAGCAGCGCCTTCACCTTTAACAGGTGCTTCCCCGAACCCAGTCAACATTACTTCTTCCTCAAAAGCTCTTTCAGAACTTTCAGTGTCAAAGATGTCTTCGTGTTCGTTGTTATACCTTTCGTACTCTAATCCAAAGAGAGCATGAAGTCCAGGTACAAGTTCTTTTACGAGTTGTGCTCTGTTTATAGCCATGTTATTCTCCTAATTAGACTGCGAATGTATTAGTTGGGAATGTGAAGAGTCCACGTGCATATGCTCCTATAGAATTACTAGGAGTGTCCGCGAAACCGACACATAGAGCAACACCACTTGAAGTAGTCGCAGTGACTCCTTCTTTCGACCTACCGTTGGTTGTAGAACCTGCGGTTGTTGAAAGAGTGTACTTATTGCCGATAAAACTTACTGCTGGTGTTCCAGCGGTAAATTGAGCTTCGTAAACGATACCAGGATCGTTATAAATCAAAGCCTCAGCATCTGCACTACCCTGTGTGGCTGTACTTGCTGTCCATACTTTAGAAAACGTAGGTGTGCCATCGGACGCGGTGTAAAATACCCCATAAAAAACACCTACAGGAGTGCTTGTCGCACCTGCTTGATTTACATAACCACTAGCAAGAGTAACAACATCACCACTAAAAATAGAGGTTCCGTAGCCACTAGCGATTCTCATCTCTGCAGGACGAATAACACCACCGTACATGTGATATGCGGGGGTAAAACCATCAGGTTTATCTGTATTAGCCATAATAATCTCCTATTATTAATACAAGTTACGATTCGTCGGAAGTTTTCCTACTACCAAATTCAACCTTAGAAGTCCTTTGGATATCACTATCCTTAATAGGCATTCTAGGGTCACTTTCTCGCATATAGTTCTGATCCACTCCTTGCATTGCGTCGTGTGCTTGCTTTTGAAAATAAGCATTACGCTCTGCTGCAGTTTCAACAGGGACTTTAGCGAGAATTAATCCTCCAACCCCAATTACTCCTTTATGTGAGCCATTTTCGATAGTCGGCGCTTCAAAATCAGGATAATCTTCTGCTCTCACAGGTTCATATCCTTCTCTAATACGTTTAGACATATTAGATTTATCATCTTCGCCTCGAGTGGCTTCACGGATCCACCTGAATTTATATCCAGGAGGAGCTTCGGGTGCGTCTAACATAGACGGGGGTTGCCAAGGTTTTCTGCGAGTTTGAGAGTCTCGTGTCTCGGCAGATCGTGAGTTTCGATCTGATGCGACTTCTGAATGTTTTATTTCTTCTGTCATTTTATACTCCTTCGATATGCTTAGCATATTCTTCTAGTGGCACATTGAGTTTTTTCGCTATTGCTACTTGACTCGGTGTTAACCTTACTTTGCGCGCATTTTTCTTCCCACTAGCACCTCTGCTAGAGGCAGCAACCTGTTGCACGGGGGCAGATTGCTCTTGTGAAAACTTTTGAGGAAAATTACTTCTCATTTCTTCATCAACCATTTCATAATATTGGTCAGAAGTTGGATCAACTCCACGTTCTACCAATTCTTTATGAATACCAAAAGCTGCAAAAGTCATCGCTTGGTCGTCTCCAAACCATGAGTTTTTCTTAGCCCAAGCCTCTGCTTTAGGATCAACCTGAGGCTGTTCTGGTTGTAAAGTAGGCTGATAAGATTCGACAGGAACTTCTTGAGCTTGTTTTTGTTCTCTAATCTGCTGTTGCGCAGAGAGTCTTCTAAGGTTTTCAGCCTCAGCACTCGCTCTTGAAAGTTTTTCAGTAGCATCTGCAACTGCATTTGCATCTCCCGCATCTTGTGCCTCTTTTAAAAGTATTTTCGATTTATCAATATCCGATTGTACTCTATTATCGTACTCTTTGAAAAGGGAAGAATCGGAATTCTTTAATTTTTCTTTCAAAGTAGTATTGTTTTGAGTCATGCTTTGGGCATAATTAACGGCTTCATCTCGCTGTCTTTCTGCTTCTCTCATTTTGTAAGTTAGCTTATCAATTCGTTTCTGTACAGAATCACTGATTTGGTCTAACTCGTCTTTTTTAGATTCTTGCTGAGCTGTTGTTTCTTCTACAACTTCTACAGCAGGGACATCTCCTTCCCCTTCGGGAAGTTCTAATTCGATGTCTTGGTTTTCTGCTTCTTGTGGCATGGTCTTCTCCATGTGGTTAAATTATGATAAAATTGCTTCGGGATCTTCAATAGTTGCTAAAATCTCATCGTCATTCAAAAGTCGCATATCGCCACCTTCAATTTGAAAACGAGCTCCAGCATATCTGCCAAAAATAACCCAATCACCTTTTTTACACCAAGGACCTTCAGGGAACTTGTGTGGATCGCTATAGGCATCTGCGCCCATTGCAACCACATAGCCAACAACTGTAGCAATTCTTTCTTTGTCTAAAGTTTGTTTAGCTAAGTAAATTCCACCTTTGGTTTGCTCGGGTAAAGTAAAAGGTAATATTAAGACACGATAACCCGTTGGTTTGGGTAACTTGTCTGCATGAGAGTCTAAATTGTCAACTGTGATTTCTTGAACGGGATCAATAGGGATCTCGTCAACATCAGTGCTGCCAAAATTAGCTACTCGGTCTGGAACAGTCTTAGTCATATGCATCCTCCATATTAGAATGTAGGGTTTGAATTTCCTGTTCAACGAAAGTCAAACCTGCGATTTCGCCAACTACTCTTTGGTATTGCTCAAAATTCTCAATACCACCGCCAGCCAACGTTTGCGAGAGAGCTTCTTTCCTCTCTCGGATTTTACGGAGCAAATGCTCCGTTGCAACGATATAGTCCATTAATTACTTAATAGAACGATACCAAAGAAGACCTTTAGTCTGCCCGTAAGCTGCTTTTACTTTAGCTTTTTCAGGCTCATCAAGACATTCCCCTGCTTCTACAGACTCTATTTTAGTCATATCTTCTACGCTAGGAAAACTTGGTGCAGCTTTAGCTTTCTTAGGCGAAGGCGAAGGGTACTTGTCATTATCGTAATAATCACGCATTACTTTTCTCCATTTGTAGTTCGAGTATCTCGAACGGTTTTTACTAATTCAGTGTAATTCTTTTCAGCGTCTCTTTTTGTTTTTTGTTCAAGTCCTTGTAAATCAATCGCCGCTTTTGTATCTTCTTTTCTAGCGTCTGCTTCAATTTTCTCACGTTTAACCTGTGCGTCAAGTTCGGCTTTAGCCATTTCAACTTCTTTATCGCGCATATCTTCTTGTTCTTTTTGCATTAACTGATCACGCTCTAATTGTAACTGTTGTTCGAACATCTGTCGTTGCGGATCTTGTTGTGCTTGCATTTGTGCTTGTGCCATTGCTTGAGCTTGACCTGTGACTTGTTGTGTTGCAGCAACAGCTGCCATCGCAATTTCGTTCATCATTTCTGGCGGCATAGGTTGGTCTAGTTGTGGAAGCGGTTGACCCATTGCTTGTTCAACTTGTAATCGGTACAACATCGCTTGTCGTTCTTGAATATTTGCACTAATTGCTTGAGCCGCCGCTGGATTTTGCTGTACCATCGGATTTTGCAAAAACGCAGAATGAGATGCGATATATGCTTCTTGATTTTGAAAATCATATGCCTTAATCGGATCCCCCGTTAGTGCAGAAGTTTGTTCACTGACTGGATCTCTTGGGGGTACTTCTTCCTCAGGGGGAAGAACGGCATCAATGTCTTTAATGTTTAAAGCAATATACATTTTACGATACGCTTCTCGTAAATCATGTAATTCGGGAGCAGATTGTGCCATTTGTAATTGTGTTTGCGCTAAAGTAATTCTTTGGGTCATACTGAAAATATTTGGATCACTCACAGGAATTACGTCTACACTGTTGTCGAAATCTTCCTTAAATACGTTT